GTAAGGAGAGGTTCATTGCCCGCGAAGACAGATTCTCTACCAACTTCAACGTGTTTCCAAGGAACATTAGCTACATAAGGAACCGTGAAGGAAATTTCAGAAGAAACAGACAAATCCAAGACCCAGTTATAAGCATTTTGGAAGGTGGAAGTGTCAACTGCTCCAGAGTTAATTCCAGCATGGTAAGTGATCCTAAGTCGACCAGTATGGAAAGCGGTCTTAGCTACTGTCAATCGAAAAGTCAAACCTCCACGCCAGTAAGAGAACATTGAAGCCAAGTATCCCAAAGTGGTGGGGTAAAGTTGACCAAGCGCTCCAACATATTTGTTCTCCAAAATTCCGGGGGCAACAGGAAACTGATAAAGAATAGCACTGGCACCTACACTAGTATTCCATTCGATATCATCGGCAAAAATACTAGACTTGCTGGCAACATAGGCTATATCCATCTCGTCAACTTTAGTGGAAAATACACAATCAGAATATGTCAGTCCGTTATCAGGCATGGCGGCAAGTTTAACTGAGTTATCAATTCCATTAGCATTGGTGTAACCTTTAGCGGGAATCATCGCAACAGAAGTAACCTTTGACATGTCAGTGGGCTTATTCCATCCAAATGTTGAAGCAGTACGCGAGATTGCACTCGCAACCCAATCAACAACGCGAGCGGTAGGCCCAAAGACAGGAAGATTACTAAACATGCGAGCGGTAGTAGCAACATCAGTAGCAACTTTACTATTAGGCTTGGAAACAGTGGCGGACTCTTCACTACCAATCTGGGCACGGGGAAGTGCTAGTGCTGCAGGAACAGTGGCGGCCGAAGATGTGGGCATAGCTAGATCAATGTCCTCAAACCAAGCGTAAACTGTATATGAAGCACCACTACCAGCAGGAACGGAAGAGGCACCAGTCTTAATCAGATTTAGCGGGACAATAATGCACTCACCCATGCTACCTTGAGTACTGACTAAGTTGTAGTGTGACAAAGGAGCGCAATACGGGATTTTAAGCTGAGCGGGAGAATTAGATGCAAGATCAATTTCAACACCAGGATAAAGTAACATTAGGAAGCCAGATATCAGTTCCAGGATTAAAACTAGTACCCAAACCTGCCATAGATTTACGGTTACACGTAGAGTCAAAAGGAGCAAAGAACATCCAGTAACGGCCACTCATAAAGGGAGTTGCGTTGATCAAAATACGAACACAAACATTGGCACGCAGGTAAGTAAAGTAATTTAGCTTGGCTACAACATTTGGAGATTTTTGAAGAATAATATCGGGAAACTTAAACTTAAAACCACCAAGTTCAGGAGAGCCAGGAGTACTAATAAACTCACCTTGTTTGATAAGAACAGGACGGGACAAAATATCTTTAATAGAATGCATTTTAGCCTCATCCCCCATAGCTATCCACTGCAGATCCTTACAAATCATTGGTTTAGTATATTCCATAAGTGTAGAATCGTCGGCAAAGGTCGTAACTTGTTGAGTATCTTGAGTATCAGGCGAAAGATTTTCCATGTTTGTAGCGACTTCTTGAGTTTACTAACTTGTAAGGTTGAGTCAAACTTCTTACTTTAAAGCGCCGGATTAATAGCCTATATTTATAGTGGCACACATTAATCAATAGAAAAGCGAAAGCATATTCTCCACTTGCAAAAAGCAACCTTCCACCGGGCATTGCTGCTTGTCTCGTACGGCGAATGAGAACAAGCCCCTAGAGAAGGATTTAAGAGGCAGCGCACAGGCCTTGGATCTTGAGAAGAGCTGAGGTCCTGTACTCTGAAAGGGTCATGAGTTGTGGTTGGGTCTCGAGCATTCTTCCAGCAGCTCGAAACTTAGGGATCCATTCATGGAACACTGCGTCAGAATGCAGACTGAGTTCGAAAGCTGCAGTTTCAATGTTCTCACATGTCTTTGCTTCCTCATCCAGATCTCCTCGGATCCAATTCGTCATTTCCAACACGGTCTCCAGTGAGAGAGGGGCACGATGCATTCCAGATTCGTCACGAAGAAACGTTCGCTTAAGAAAGCTAACGTCCTCTAAGGATCGAAATGGAATGAGCTCCCCACTCTTGGCTTCGTCAGTGTATGTCATT